TGAAAAACACCGTATGTTTTGTCGCCCGGTATGTAAGGTGCGAGCTTCGGCGCGAGACCGCAACCGCTCTATATGTGAGACCAGTTCACAGTCTGGCGCAGTCCGGCCGGCGTCGATCATATCGATCCCACTACCGCGTCGGTCAGTTCCTGCTGAATCTCATCCGTCATTTCCGCCAACGACGAGCGCAAATAAGACCGCTCCGGCATGGTGACCGCCGGCAGGTTGACGCGCGCCGCAAAGACTTGCTTGCCGTCGATCGCAAAGGCGAGCGCCTTGGCCTTGTCCGGGACAATCTCGTGCGGCGGGATGATGCCGCCGAATTCGTGGATCGCGGCGTATTTCACGTCGCCGGACGTGGCAATACTTACGGAAACGCCGGCGGACGACTCATCGATCATCGTTACAATCGAGCGTGCAAGCGCGCCGGTGCGCGCGTTGAGCACGCCGCCGGCGAGCTTCTGCTGAACCTTTGCTTCAAGCTCGGCCGCGAGCGCGTTGGCCTTCGCTAAAAGCGCCGCCTGCATGCGCTCGGGCATCGCCGCCAGCGCCGCCGCGGCGTCGTCGCGCAGCCAGAGTGCGAGCATCAAATCCCGACCACGGCGCGGTAGGGATCGAGCGCGGCGCGGACGAAATCGGGCATATCCTTGAGGCTGTAGGCCGCCGTCATCTGTCCCGACACCGTCTGCGCGCTTTGTCCGATGCGGGTGCGGTAGCGGTAGCGCTCGGCCACCCATTCGATGCAGGCGTTGTTGATGGACGCCGGAATAAACCCGTAGGAAATCAGTACGTTGGCGCCGGCATCGGCCGCGGCGAAGGTATAGACACCGGCCGATACATTATATTGTCCGCCGGCGGGCGTCCCCGCCACCGCGGTCAGCACCGTGTCATTACTATAGGAGACGCCGGCATCGTTCGCCCACGGCCCGAATGGCGCGGCGACCGTTACGGTGTAGGGCCCCGGCGCCGCTGGCACGGCCGCGCTTTCGCCCTCGACTGCATAACCTGCGTTGTAGGCGACGGCGACGTTCTGTCGCCCTTGGCGGAACAGCATGTGGAACAGATCGAGAGCCAGCGGCCGCCCGGGCGGCAAGCCGTCCCAGGCTTCGAGCAGATAGCCCTTGCCGAACGGCGCGCCCGCAGCCGGAAGCGGGACCGCCGGCACCGCAACATTGTCAATGGCGAGCGAACTCATTTGCAGCACCGGATAGTGACGCAAATAGATGCGCGCCTTGCCGTTGCCGTCGAGCCGCTCGGTGAACGCGCGCGGCGTCAGCGAAGCGCGGCCGAGATAGGCCGCGATCGCGCCGCTCACATCGGTGATGAGCCGCGCGAGCAACGTGTCGTCGGTCGAGCCGATGCCGCTCGAGCCCGACAGCCAGGCTTTCACGTCGGCAAGCACGGCGAGATCGGACGCTGCCATGGCCTTGGCTCCTTGCGGTCAGCTTTTGCGCGCGGCTGGCTTGATGCGGCGCGAGGCGGCGGCAGCTTTCGGCTTGTCAGCCGCGACCGTCTCGACCTCGACGAAGCCGAAGCATTCGACCAGCAGCGCGCCGATCGCGGCCTCGACCTCGTAGACCCCGTCGCGCGACGTGATCACGACGCCGGCGACGCACGGGTCGCCGACGCCTTGCGGCGCTTTCAGCTTCATGGAATGCCTCGTTATTTTAGGAAAGCCGAACAAAACCACCGCCGTGGACGGCGTAAGTATGCTGCAGCACCCTCGTCGTGCGGCACGCTCGCGGCATGTCTAGCTTCGGACTAACGGCTTACCATCGAGACGCCAGATAGCCGCCAGCGCGTCAGCCGCTTGAGGATAGCGACGTGAGTTGGCAATTGTCTGAAACACTTCGCGAGCAGCTTCGGGTGCGGTTTCCATCGTGGTGAGAGCCGCCTTCAACCGTACCTGAATGTTGGGGTGAGAACAAAGCGGCAGAAGTGCTGAGCGTTGATCTCCGGGACGGCTCCTTAATTCGCTTCTCACGGTGTCCATCTGCTCGTAAAGCTTGTTGAACTTCGCTATCTCTTCATTAAACAAGGCTTTATCTTGATCGAGCGCGATAGCGACAAACCGTTCCACCAGTTCATTCACGGTCATCATCTTGACGTTGAGCCGAGTCATGGCTGAAGAACTCCGTACAGAACGAGTGCCCTCATGCCGATGCGCACGCGTTCGTCCCAGCTTTTGCCTCGCAAATAGTCTCTCGGCGAAACTCCGCCGAATTCCTCACTCTTTGTAGAAAACCATCCGCTTATCTCCCAGTGTATCAGCGTCGGGATAAGAACCAAGTTCTCCGGAGCGTCGATCAGGCTCCATGGGATACCGTCTTGCGCAGCTGGCGTCTGCTCGACAATGTGATGAACATTATATCCGGGTTGCGGGTTTTGCGCAGCGTCTTGCAATTCTTCCAGTGTCTTTGGCGAATCGAGGTAAGAATAGAAATGGAAGATATTGAGAGAGCCAATCGGCCGCCTCCAAAGCGAGAATAAACTCGCCGGCGGGCTCCCCTGCTAACATTGCTCCGACGAGGAAGTAGGCGGCCGTCTTTAGAAAGCCGTTGACCGCTTGGGACGTCGCGGGCCGCCCCACCGGGACATTCGGCGGTCCATCGGACTGTGGCTTATGGTTTTGACCGGAACTTGGCAGATCATTCGCCGCGTATTAAGCGCCCGGTTTCCAGGTGTTTTCAGATGTCGCATCTGAAGCAACATTTGACTCGCTCGAACTTCTCCTCCGACCTCCTGTCGTCCATTGCCCACCATCCGGATTGCCGACCGGTACCCGCGGCTCGTTGGGATTGAAGCCAGCCTTACGTAGCTCGTGGCGAAATTCGCGAATGGCTTCGGCGATCAACTCACAATCGCGGCGGATCGCGGCCAGGTCGCCTCGGCGTTGAAGTTGCTGCTCCTGCTCTACCTGCTCCGCCAACGTGCGGAACGCTTTTGCGATCTCCATCCGCGCCGGCCAACCCTGCGGCACAGCGGTCAGGTTTCGCGGCAGAGTCATGTCGGCAGTCCATGTGAGACGTCACCCGGATTTGATCCAGCAACCATGCAGCGAGGCGGCGTGGATGCGCGGGTCGATCCCGCGCATGACGAGTTCGGTCTTTGAGCAAACAGCGATTGCGGAGAACGCCTACCCCGCCGCGATGTTGCTGATCACCGCCATCGACGGCGGGAAATAGTGCTGCAGCACCTCGTCGGCATAGACGCCGGTCTCGTAGCGGCGCGCGCGCGGCGGCCACTCGATCTGATAATAATCCTGGCGGGTGCGGATCTGCATGACATTGCCGACATTCGCCAGCGGATAGGGCAAGGTCTTCGAGGTCATCAGCACCGTGCCGGCGGGCATGTTGGGATGCACGCGGATGTCGAGCGTCTTCGGCCCGGCCATCGAAAACTTGTTGAGATAAGTGCGCACCATGACGCCGCCGCCGAGCGCGCCTTGGTCGGCATCGAACACGAAGCGCTGCGCCGCGTTGCTGCCGCCGGCAAGAATTTTTGCCGACAGATTGTTGGCGACCTGCGAGGACACCCACATCGTGTCGGGCGAGAGCCGGTAATTGTCCCAGCGGTTTTTCAGCGCCGCGTCGATCTCGACAATGCCGCCCGCGCCGTCGCCGGTCAGCGTCGAGCCGGTGCCGGCGGTGCCGGTGGCGAGGTAACTGACGTAGGCGTTGGAGCCCGACTTGAAGGCCTGGTAGAGCAGGCCATCGAAGACGAGCGCGTTGGTCGAATTGTCGCTTCCGCCCAGCGATGCAGCGGCCTGCGTGCCGGCGGCGTTGGCGGTGATCACCACCGAGTTGATGGTGGTGATGGCGCCAAGTACCTCCGAGCCGGCCGCGCCCCAGAACCAGGCGTAACCGAGCGCACCAGTGACCGGCGCGACCGTCGCCGCGATTGAGCCGGTGGTGCCCGACGCGATCGAGGCGGTGGCGTTGGCCGATTTTTGCGCGGCGCCCCCACCGAAGGTATCGGACGAGCCGTCGGCGTTGCTGCGCGTGATCGCGCCCTGGATGCCGCCGGTGACGCTGCCATTGACGATGCCGTCAAGCGACAGCGCGACGCAGATGACGCTGTAAGGACTGGCGGCCGCGGTGAGCGAGCCGCCGCTGGTCGAAGGCACGAGCGACGGCGTCGGCGTGGCGCCGAGCCCGACCGAGGTGTTGCCGCCGAGAATGAGCAACTCCTCGCCGAGCATGCAGGCTTCGAGCCCGACCTTGGCGCCGATGGCTTTCACATCGTCGAAGCCCATGCCGGCATATTGCGCTTCGAAATCGACCGAGGTTTCGATGCCGATGCCCTTGTAGGCGGCGCTGTAATCCTGCGTCGATACCGCCTGGACGCCGCCGCGATTGCCGCCGGATACGCCGATACGAAGCCCCGTGGTGTTGACGCCGGTCACCGCGCGCCAGTTGGCCTGGATGCCCCCTTTGCCGGAGATGCGCGGGATTTCGTTGCGCAGCGGCGTGAGCAACGGATAGAGGAATTTCGCTCCGAGCTCGAGGTCGTAGTAGGTGAGCCCCGACGTCGGCGACGTCGATTCCGAAAAGGTCGAAGTCTTGGCGAGCGGATCGCCGGGCAGCGGATTGGCGTGCGCTTTTTCGATCTCGGCCAGGAACCCGCCGGCGCTGGCGAGCGCGGCGTTATAATCCTGGACGGTGCGCGGCATGGTCGATTTGGCGAGCACGTGCGACAGATTAGGTTGATACATGGCGTCGTTCCTGTTGGTTGGATGGTGAGTTGATCAAGTCTCGGCCGTCATTCCGGGGCCGAGCGAAGTGAGGAACCCGGAATCCATAATCACCGCCTGTGACTATGGATTCCGGACTCGACGCTTCGCGTCGCTCCGGAATGACGAGCTGTAAAAAGCCGATTACTCTTGGCGCGCGCGGAAGCCCGGAATGGCGCGCATCGGGTTGGACTGCGCTTTGCGGATGGCAAGCTCGGCCAAAGCTTCGAGCGCGCCCGGCTTATCGAGCAACGTCGCCGGGGCAGCGAAGTTTGCATCTTCGCTCTTCTCCGCCACCCGCACCGAGGTCGCGCCGAGCGGCAGCGGCTGGTCTTCGATTTTCTTCACGCGCGCCGCTACGTCGTCGAGCCGCGTCATCACCCCGGCAATCGCTTTGGCCAGCGGCCGCTCCACCGCCTTGGCCAACTTCTCGGCGTCGTCGGCCGCGGCCTGATCGCCATGCTCGCCGGCTTGCGGCGAGAATTGCGGGTCGGGCTCGACGTTGGCACCGGGGATGTGCGCGCCGGCACAGCAATCGGGATCGAGCGCGGTCAGCATATCGTGAGCCTGCTTGATGCGCTCCTTGTCGGCCTTGGAATGGCGTGCAC